GATTGAATGGGAGCCGTCTCCTTTGGTTGGCAAAACTGCCGAGATGGTCACCACGTGGCCCGCCGGAATGATCGAGCGGGAGCTGGCGAAGTTCAAAGACCACTGGCTCAAGACGCCCGGAGCAAGAGGGCGAAGTCTCGATTGGGACGCAAGTTACCGAAATTGGCTGAGAAACGCAGACGAACGAAAGCCGAAAACCCATGAACGCTCTAACAACCCTCTCGGAGACGCAGTATCCCGAATCCTCGGAGAGCAACGCGCTAACCATTGAGCTGGCGAAGGTGCTTGCCCTGGTAGCCCCAACGTCGATGACTGGAGAGCAGCAGGAAATGTGGCTGCGCGCCGCCGTCGATGCGCTCAAGGGCATTCGAGCGTCTGAAGTCGTCGCGATATCCGATGAGCTGCGGCGCAAGGTCACTCGCCCCGCCCAAATCGTCCCTGAGATTGCCGAGCTTGTTGCGCGTAACCGCAAGCGTCCAACAGGAGGGCCGATTACCGATCCCTGCAATTGCGGGCGCGGAACAAGGGCGCGAAGCCGCTCCGATGTTCACTGGATCAAGGTCGATGAGAAGCGAACCGAAATAGGGTGGTGTCCATGAAACACGCACTGGACGACCTACGTGAGGTCTCACTGAAGCTGAACACGGTTCGCGACGAGATATTCGAGCTTGAGATGCAGATGCACAGCAAGCGGAGGGAGGAATCCCGTCTCGCAAGATTGTGGGAACTGGCGATCGATGAAGTGAACCGGAAGGCTCCGGCAGAATAGCGAAAGGGCGGGGGAATGTTCATGGACCGGATTGAAGCCGAAGAGGTAAAGCGAGAGCGCTGCCTTGGCTACCGGGCGCAGCAAGTCCTCGCCTATGTCACCGAGCAGATTGCCAACCGCGGAATCTCGCCGAGCTACGCTGAAATTCGGGATGCTCTAGGCCTGTGTTCAAAGGGAGATGTTCACCGCATCATCATCGGGCTTGAGGCTCGCCGGAAACTGGTGCGTAACGGAAATGGCTGGGGGCGCAAGGGCGTTCGGGTGATCAGGATACTTAATCACTAACCTTCCCGGCGAGTTCACTGTGCCATAAGCGGGGAATGGACCGGGGGGTTCACGTCACCCAACACGCGGCGGCTCGATTTTCAGAGCGCGTCCATGCTTGCTCGCCAGACGAAGCCAAAGCGGAAATCCTCTCACACGAAAAAGCAATTCTTAGCGCAGCTGAGTTCGGAGCGCGCACGGTCAAGCTGGCGAGCAACCATCGGCTAGTCCTCGATGATCTGACTGTGATCACTGTCCTTCCGCAAGGCCGGTTCAATGCGAGGCCGTTCTAATCATGGCGAGCTGCTATGTTTACGCGATCCGCGACCGCGATGTGGTTGTCTATGTCGGCAAAGGCAGCGGCCATAGACTCGCAACTCAGCAAAGACGCTTCGGATTTCCCGGCGATGTTCTGGAAGAGTGCGATGGGGATACGGCGGCATTCAAGGCCGAACGCAAGTGGATCGCTGAGCTACAGCCTCAGATGAATCGCTGTGCTGGTGGTAACGGCAATCGGCGCAGGACACGTGCAGCGGGGCGTAAATCAGCATTCGATCGCATAATCGATGAGGTTGGAACGCGGCGCTACGCAGCGATGCTGTTGCTCGGATGCGAGCGCTCACAGCGCGGAATCGTTGATCGATCTAAACTAGACGAAATTAGAGAGGTCGCCCGTGGCCGCTGGTCGTAAAACGGGTGGCCGTAAGAAGGGCACGCCGAACAAGGCAACCGCCGCGCTGAAGGAAATGATCCTGGAGGCGCTGGACTTGGCGCACGAGGACGGGGGCGTTGCCTACCTAAAAGAGCAAGCGGGCAAGAGTCCGGCGGCATTCCTCGCGCTGGTTGGCAAGGTGCTCCCGACACAACTTACTGGAGACGGTGGCGGTCCCGTGGTCGTTTCCCACGAACAGGCGCTCGATGCTCTGCGCTGAGATGATCGACCCTGAAGAGCTTTCGATCCGGCAGAAGCTCAAGGATGACTTCTCGCACTATGCGGCGCGCTGCCTGTTCATTCGGACAAAGGCTGGCAAGGTTGAGCCGCTGAAGCTCAATCGGGCGCAGCTTCACATTCACGAAAAGCTGGAAGCGCAACGAAGCGCTCATGGCAAGGTTCGAGCGCTGATCCTCAAGGGTCGGCAAATGGGTGCTTCAACCTACATCGGGGGTCGCTTCTACTGGCGCACGACTCATTCGCGCGGAACGCGGACGTTCATTCTCACTCACGAGCAGGCCGCGACCGACAACCTGTTTGAGATGGTCGAGCGCTATCACGAGCATTGCCCCGAGCTTGTGAGGCCGCAGACTGGCGCCGCCAACGCGAAGGAGTTGAGCTTCCCGCTGCTGGATAGCGGATATCAAGTTGGGACGGCGGGATCGAAAGCCGTTGGTCGTTCGAGCACGTTGCAGATGTTTCACGGGTCGGAGGTTGCATTCTGGCCGAACGCATCGGGGCACTTCGCTGGCGTTGTGCAGGCTGTCGCCGATGAGCCGGGAACGGAGATCATCCTGGAATCAACGGCGAACGGCGTTGGCGGCGAGTTTCACGAGCGCTGGCAGAAGGCCGAGGCCGGAATCGGTGATTATCAGGCCATTTTCGTGCCTTGGTATTGGGACGACGGCTATGTTCGGGAAGTGAGCGACTTCGTTGCCACGGAAGCGGAAGCAGAGCTGGCGAAGCTTCATGGGCTGACAAACGAGCAGCTTGCATGGCGGCGCAACAAGATCGCCGAGTTGGGCGACGAAACCCTGTTCAAGCAGGAATATCCATCAAGCGCCGCCGAAGCATTCCAGATGACGGGCCATGACGGGTTAATCCAGCCAGAGCCGGTCGTCAGGGCGCGCAAGGCGAGCATTGAGGGCATAGGCCCGCTGGTTATCGGCGTCGATCCCAAGCGCGAAGGAAACGACCGCTTCTCGATTGCGTGGCGGCGCGGACGTTGCGTGTCGAAAGTCGAGAGCGATGCGTCTCCGATCGACACGATGAAGGCGGCTGCAAAGCTCAAGGACATCATAGACCGGGACAATCCCGACCGGGTTTTCATCGACGTTGGCGGCAACGGCGGCGCGATCCGCGACGTGCTCGTGAGTTGGGACGATAAGTATGCGGAGATTGTCCGCGTAGTGAACTTCGGCTCGTCGCCTGTTCATCCCCCGAAGCGCGACAAAGACGGCAAGGAGATGGCTGGCCCACTCAATCGCCGCGCCGAGATGTGGCTGCTGTCGAAAGAGTGGCTGGAGCAGGACGGTGGTGCGGACATTCCGGACCTAGACAGTCTCCAGTCAGACGCTTGCGGTCCCGAATATCACTATCATCCCATCAGCCAGAAACTTGTGCTCGAAAGCAAGGAGCACATGGTCAGGGTCCGCAAGATTCGGTCGCCTGACGAATGGGACGCTGTCGCACTGACGTTCGCCGAGCCGGTTGGGCAGCGCCAAACCGTGTCGCGGCCAAAGCCTCAAGTGGCCGGTCGTGCTGGTGGCTGGATGGCAGGGCGATGAACCTCGAAACCGAGTTAGCACAGGCGATGGCACAGCAGCGTCGATTGGATGCGCTGCTTCACTCGCTTCTCAAGCAATATCCGACGCGCCTGTTCCTGATGGCTGGCGTGTCCCGATTGGGGATCACGCATGGCTGACGATTTCGCAAAGGAAGTCCGCGAACGGTGGGACGCGGCTGACCAGGCCGACAAGCCCAATCGCGACGAGGCCATTACGGACCTCAAGTTCGCTGCTGGCGAGCAATGGGATGAGAGAGTCCGCGCCTATCGTGAAGGAACGGGCGAAGGACCGAGTGCCGGTCCGTTCCCGCTGCCATGCCTAACCATCAACACCATTCCACAGTTCGTCGGGCAGATCGTCGGTGACAGGCGCGCAAACCAGACCTCGATCAAGGTTCTCCCGCGTGAGGATGGCGACGTTGCCATCGCGGAGGTTCGCTCAGAGCTGATCCGGTCCATCGAGCTACAGTCCAAGGCTGACCGTGTTTACGCCAACACGTTCGAGGCGATGGTGACATGCGGCCTGTCCAACTTCCGCATCGACATGGATTACGCCTATGATGACGCTTTCAACAAAGACCTGTTCATCCGCGCGATCCCCAATCCGCTTGCGGTGAACTGGGATCCGTTCGCCGGAGACCCGACTGCTCGGGACGCGCAATTCTGCTTCGTGTCGGACACGATCCCGAAAGATGATTTTAAGAAGCGCTTTCCCGGCGTCAAAGAGACCTCGCTGGACACGTCCGACATGCGCGAGAGCGGGTGGCTGAACGAGAACGGCGTTCGCATATCAGAATACTGGACGATGACGGAAAAGCCGGTGACGATTGCCTTGATGGCCGATGGATCGACGCTGGACGTTACCGGCATGAAGCCGTCGCAATACAAGAGCAAGCTCTACACGGACGCGAGCGGGAACCCGCGAATCCGCGATACCAAGTGCAAATATGCGCGCATGGTGATGACCAACGGGTTCGAGGAGCTTTCCGACCCGTTCGAGCTTAAGCTTCACCGTCTGCCGATCATCCGCTGTTCCGGTCGTGAGGTGTGGATTGGTGACAAGCGGGTAAGGTTCGGGCTGGTCCGCTTTGCCCGCGATCCGCAGCAGCTCAAGAACTTCTGGCGTTCGGTCGTTGCGGAAATGCTGCTCAAGGCCCCCAGAGCGAACTTCATCGCAGAGTTTTCAGCCGTCAAGAACCGCCTTGATGAATGGGGCGATGCGTTGGTGTTCAACGACGGCGCTCCCGCCCCACAACCGATCACAGTCAACAACCTCACGGCCTACATTAACGAAGCGCAGATGTGCTCGCAGGATATGAAGGAAACCACCGGCATTTACGAAGCCGAGTTGGGGATGAAGTCCAACGAGACATCTGGTGTGGCGATCCGCCAAAGGCAGCAGCAGGGCGACATTGCCACCATCATTTACCACGACAACATGAACTCGGCGATGCAGGAGGCTGGTGAAGTCCTCAATGCGCTGATTCCGATTGTTTACGACACGGCTAGGACTGTTCGCACGGTCGGACCAGACGACGCGGTGAAGCTCGTCAAGATCAACGACCCGCAGGCTGACGAGCACATCGACCTATCTGTTGGCAAGTACGATGTAACGATCACCACTGGCCCGACCTATGCCACTCGACGGCAGGAAGCGGCCGCGCAGTTGATGCAGCTTGCTGGACAAGACCCGCAACTGATCCAAGTTGCCGGAGATTTGATCGTCGGCGAGCTGGATATTCCGGGCGGCGACAAGATCCAGCAGCGGATCAAGAACTCCATGCCGCCGCAGATTCTCGGCGACGACGCTGACGACAACCTGACCGACGAAGAGAAGCTTCAGAAACAACAGGCCGCGCAACAGGCTCAGCAGAAGCAGGCGATTGCCGAGCAGTTGGCAGCCCAGAAAGCGCAGGCCGAGACCGATTTGACTGTCGCGCAGGCCAAGGAAGCATCCGCTCGGGCAGATGAAGCCGTTGCCCGCGCTCAAGAGGCTCAGGCGCGAGCCCAGACAACGGCAGCGGGTGCTGGAAGCCAGGGCAACCCGCTCGACCTCCACAAGCTGACGATTGATGCTTTCGACGCACAGACGCGGCGCATCACGGCACTGGGCAAGAACGACTTCGCATTGCCGCCTGAGGCTATCGCGCTACTTGCTCCAACCATCACCGACGCCGTTCTCACTGCGTTGGGTCAGGGCGGCTTGGGTGGACAGGACGGCGCGCACATCGCCGCAGCCGCGCTCGCTGACGGGCACAACGGCCGCGCCAAAGATCAGGCATCCACACAGAGCGCGGTTCAGGCCGCGAATCAACCACCGCAACCGCAAGGTGAAGCAGCATGACCGACGCAACCCAACCAATTCCCGAAGAATCGCTCGACGGCATTGAAATGGTCGGCTTTACCGCCGAGCCTGAGAATCCCGCTGAGAATGACGACACGCTCGAACTCACCGAGGATGACGAGGTTGCACCTCCCGAAGAGGGCGAGCCGGAAGGCAAGAAGCGCCACAAGTCGGCCAAGCAGCGCATCGACGAGCTGACAGCCCAGCGCCGGGCGGCAGAACGCGACCTTGAGACTGAACGGACGCAGCGTGCCGAACTGGAGCGCCGCATTGCCGCGCTGGAATCCGGTCACAAGCCCGACGCGCAGGAACTGAGGGCTCCCGATCCGAACGAATACGAGTTCGGCGAGGCCGATCCGAAATATCTCGCCGCTCTCACCGACTACAAGGTGGAGGTGAAGCTTCAGGAGCGGGACAAGGCCTCGACCGAGAAGCAGACGGAGCAGCAACAGATCAAAGCCAGACAGGAACTCGGGCAGAAGCTCGATGCCGACTGGAAAGCCATGCAGGAGCGCGGCGCTGAGAAGTATGACGACTTCACCGACAAGGTTTCCGACCTCAAGGTGAATGAGCCGGTGCTTGCGTTCGCAATCCAGGCGTCGCCTGTTGGAGACGAGGCCGCCTACTACCTCGCCAACAATCCGCACGAAGCCGAGCTGTTGCAAGCGCAAATAGCTGCCGGGGATGTGTTGGGCGCAGCCAAGGCGTTCGGCGAGATCGAAGGTGAATCACTGGAGGAAGCGCCGGTTCGCCCGACCAACGGCAACCCGCTGGATATCGCTTTGTATGCTGGCCGTCTCAAGGCGTGGACAGCCAAGGAATCACGTCCGAAGGGCAAGATCGCGTCCGATGCTCCCGAGCCGCCGAAAGAGCGTGTGCGGGGATCGACGGGCCAGTACGAAACAGACTGGTCGGACGAGAAAGCTGACCTGTCGGCGCTCGGGAAGCTGCTCGGATAATCACTAACCTAGTTCGTCTCAAAGCCCTGCTATATCCATGATCACGCGGCGGTGAGCCTTACGGGAAGGCAATCCGCAGACCGCGCTTGAGACCGGAGGACGCGCACCCCGCATCCGCTCCCCGGTGAGATCGCCCGACGAGGCGCTTTCCACTCAACAAGGGCCATGTGCCCGACGCGGGGATTTATTCAATGAGCGGCACCGTTACCGTCAAACAGAACGCACTCGTTCTGAACACCTTCATGGCGAAACTCCAGAACGAACTGGTTTCCGCCGATCTCGTCAAGTGGAACGAACATTCCGCCGAGCTGGACGACACCAACAAGCTCCAGGTCATCGAGCAGGTTTCGCCGCGCTACACCGTTACTCGCACGTCCAACGGGGTCAAAGACCTCAGCGGCGGCGTGGATGGTTCGGCGTTCGGTTCAGAGACCTTCACCATCGACGGCACTTTCAACGCCAACATGGGTTGGGGCGACTTCATCAAGATTCGCGACGTGGGCACCGCCCGCGAAAACGAAGCCCTGATGGGCGCGGCGACCAACATGGCCGAGCAGATCGACGCCTATATCTTGGGCGTTGCCTTCAAGGCTGCGAACAACTGGGTTGGAACCGCCGGCAACAACGTTGCCGACTTCAACGACTTCATGGCGGGTTATACCCGGCTGAAGCAGGAAGGTGTCAGCGATAACGACCTCTACGGCGTTCTCACGTTCGACGACAAGCAGGCGCTCGGCAACCAGCTGGGCAAGCTGTATTCCGATACGGAAGCCAAGCAGGCGATCCGCGTCGGCTTCAAGGGCGATCTCGGCGGCATTCCGACGATGTTCACCCAGCAGCTTCCGGTTCTCACGACCGGCAGCCGCGCTGGCGACGGCTCCTCGGCCGCGCTGATCAATGGTGCTTCGCAGAACGTTAATTACTCGGCGGTCTGCAACAGCTCGACCAACGGCCAGTACCTCACCCAGACGATTGCCATCGACACTCTTACGGGTTCACAGACCCTGAAGGCTGGCGATGTGTTCACGATTGCCGGGGTGAACGCCTACGACAACCGTGCACAGGTGGACACTGGGCGCCTCCAGCAGTTCGTCGTGGTTGCCGATGCGACCGCTTCGACCGGCGCGATTGCGGCCCTGCGTATCTTCCCGGCCATGATCGTTCCGGGCTCGGGTTCGGGCGACGACGTGAACATCAACACGGCGCACGCAACTGTTGCTGCGGCTCCTGCGGACAATGCGGCACTGACGATCAAGGGCGCGGCTTCCACGTCCTACCGCCAGCGCGGCCTTATCCAGAAGGGCGCTGTGACGGTCGATACCGCTCCGCTGATCATGCCCGCCACTGGTACGGCAATGCGGCGCAAGCTCCAGAACGTGCCGATTTCGGTCCGTATGTGGCAGCACAGCGACTTCGCGACCGGGATGCACTCGGTGCGCTTTGACTGCGCGCTCAATGCGAACGTTCGGGATCGTCGCCGGATCGTCCGCGTCAACGGCTCGTAAGCCTTGGTCGGGGCGGCGGTTTCTCTTCCCGCCGTCGCCCCTTCCTTTCCTAATTAGCAGGAGGCAAACGAGTGAACCCCTTTCTACCAAGTCCCGGCAAGACGGTGAGCATCGACGTTGCCGCGACAAGTGCCAATGTGAAGCTCGCCGATCTCAAGGGACCGTATTCCGTCCGCGTGATGAACGACGGCTCGGCAACCGTGTGGATCGCATTCGGGGACGTGAATGTGACAGCTTCGACAACCGCCGATGTGCCGGTCGCTGCCGGTGCGAGTGAGGTCTTTGAGGGACTGAACCAAGGCGACGACGCGCTTTACGCTGCTGCCATTGCCGCCGGGTCCACGGGCAATGTTTACTTCACTCCGGGACGCGGGGGCATCTGATGGCCCTGTGTCGCGTCAATGGCTGCGAAGGCATAACCGGAAAGAGCGGTACGGCTCGCGGACTTTGCAGTGCGCACTATCACCGGTTTCTTCGCTACGGCGACGAGAATGCCTCTTTGAGGCGACCGCAAAGCTGGAATGGCGCAGAGTGCCGCGTTGCTGGATGCGGCAAACAGATTTCCTGCAAGGGGCTGTGTGAGGCCCATTACGCGGCCCACCGCAGACGCACCAATCCGGAAGCTCAGCGCCTTAGGAATCAGGCGTGGATAGACCGCAAGAACAGGAAGCAAGAACTGCTTATGGGGCGTCCGAGGCCGGACACATGCGAGATGTGCGGAAACGGGCCGAGTGGCAGAGGTAGTAAACCGGGCTCGGGGATTTGCTTCGACCATGATCACGAAACGGGCGCTCCGCGTGGGTGGCTTTGTGACAGATGCAATAAGGTTCTTGGTCTCGTCAAAGACAGTCCAGAACTTCTTTACGACATGGCAGCATATTTGGAGGCACATAGTGGCAAAGCTTACCGCAAAGCGGCGTAACACGCTGCCAACGAAGGATTTTGCAGGCCCAAAGCGGAGCTATCCTGTAGATACGCGTGGCAGGGCCGCCAACGCGAAGGCTCGCGCAACGCAAATGGTCAACAAGGGCAAGCTGTCGCCTGCGGCTGCGGCCAAGATCGACGCCAAGGCAAATGCGGTGCTCGGCAAGGGCAAGCGCAAGGGCAAGAAATAGCGAGGGTAGCCAGTGACCCTCGTTTCAGACATCATCACGCGGGCCTACCGGGAAAGCCAGCTTATCCCGCTGGTCCAGAGCCCGAACACCAACGAGCAAAATGAGGCACTCCCGCTTCTTACCTCGCTGTTCCTCGCCTGCGTAGCGTTCGAAACAGGGGAAGAACTTGGCGAAATCAATATCGGCGGCAATTACGACCAATCGATCTGCGTAAGCCCGTGGATCCCGGATAATGCGCGGCTGATTCTCAATCTATCGGGTACGCAGACGCTCAAACTCGATCCCATGCCCTATGAAGGCCAGCGTCTCGCTTTTGCCGACGCTGGAAACAACCTCGCGACCTACAACCTCACGCTGGACGGCAACGGGCGCACAATTGAGGGCGCTACCAGTCTAACACTATCGACCAACGGCGATGCGCGGCAGTGGATTTACCGTTCTGACACGGCGAACTGGACCAAGATCACCAGCCTACAGCTCACTGATACGATGCCGTTCCCAGTCGAGTATGACGACTACTTTATCATCGGCCTGGCGATGCGCCTCAATCCTAGAAATGGCGCTGCTACCGCGAAGGAAAGCGTTGCAACCTATCAGAGCGTCGGTGCGGCTCTGAGAGCCAGGTATCGCAAGCCTCGCCGTCCGAACGAGCCTTTGCTTGGCCTGCTTCACCAGCGCCGCGGGTTCTATTCAGAAAGCAACACGGCTTTCAATTTCGGCAGGCCGTAAATGCGTATCCCGCTCGGCACAACCGACCTCAACCGGACGGTGGCGGGAGAGCCATATGTCCCACTTCTCAACCGCTACTTCGAGGCTGATCCGACCAACCAGAAGGATCAGGTCGCCTTACTTTCGCGCCCTTGTCTCAGGACGTGGTGGAACGGACCAGATGGGGCAATCCGGCAGGTCTATTCGCAGCCGGGATCATTCTCAGAAGCGCTGTTCTTCGTCGCCGGGACTCTGGTTTATAAGGCAACTCCGGGCGGCGCTGTCATAACCAACATCGGGGCACTCACCACGCGGACCGGCTTCGTCAGCATGGCCGCAACGGACATATACCTGTTCGTCGCCGATGGCTCTGCGCTCTATTACTATACCGAGAACGACTACGCGCGCGGCACACTTACTGCATCGGGGTCGATTTCCTCCGGCGAAACCGTCACCATCGGCTCGATCCACTACAAGTTCGCGACCGATTTGACGCCATCGGCAGATGGTTCATCCGGAACGCCTTGGTTAGTTCTCGTTGGCTCCAATACAGCCGAAACACTCACCAATCTGGCTGCCGCGATCAACGATGATGGAACGGTCGCGCAATACTCGGCTGCAATCGAGCCTCACCCCGATGTCGAGATCGACAACTCGACCGACACCACCTTGACCGTCCGCGCAAGGGCGGCGGGAACGGACGCCAACAGCATCGCCACGACCGAGACGATGGCGAACGGAGCTTGGGGTGCGGCAACGCTCGCAGGAGGCGGCGGAACCGCGTTCAACACGATAACCGTGCCCGATAACTTAGGGATCGTCTCCGTTGGAGTGATCGACGGCTTCTGCATATGTGTGGTTGCACAGAACCAAGGCGAGAACGGTCGCTTCTACTGGATCGAACCGGGATCGGTCACAATCGACGCTCTCGACTTTGCGACTGCCGAGAGGTCTCCCGATCCTGCGTGGGAAGTGAAGATCGTCGGGGACCAGTTCTGGCTTCCGGGTTCGGACTCAAACGAAGTCTGGGTTGTCACTGGAGACGGGGACGCGCCGTTCCTTCGCCAGCAGGGGCGCCTGTTCGATCAGGGCATCTGGCCCGGAACCATTGTCAAAATGAAGGACGGGACCGTGATCGCCTGCGGCACGGACGGGACCGTTTACGCGATCACTGACGGCCCGAGAGTCATTTCGACGCCGCAGATCACCCAGCGAATACGGGAAGCCATCAACGCGCAGAGGGCGGCATGACGCTATCTGTAAACCGCGTTGTCGATCACCGCGACCAGACGGATGCAAGTGCCATCACGCCGTATCACGCTGCGTTCATGTCATCGTTCTACTTCCTCAGTCCGAACGACCGTTACGCTGCGTCCGCTTACTATACGGACCCGACACTGTGTGTCGCGGACCTTCACACGCTAACAGTCGTCCAGAACCTCAACGTTGGCGACATCGACATTCTCGGCAATCCCTTGTGGGTTGCGGGAACGAACAAGATCATCTTCGTTGATGATAACGGCTCTATCTGGGCGACCGGGCAAGACACTAGCGGAGACATTTACGAGCTTCCACTGGGTGAAATCGGAACCAGTCCGCAGCTTCGCTTCACGTTGAGCGGGACCGATGATCCCTCTTTATGGGCGTTCGGGCAAAACTTCACACTGTCGGACGGAACTCAGCGCGTCGTTCTCATCGCTGCAACTACGGAAAGCGGATTTCACCCGGAAGATTATCACATCTGGGACGGATCGACCTACAGCAACGAAAGCCTCACCTTCGTTCCCAATGGGGCCTTTCAGGACGCCAATAGCGACATCTGGATTTACGGCGTTCCGAATGTCCTCGGAGCGGCTATTTCCACCTGCTACCTCAAGCGCATAACCGACGTGACGGGCGCAAGCCCATACACGGCCGATCAGACGTTCACGGGGCTTCCTGCTTACTCCTATGCCCCGGCTGTCTACAATCCCGGCGGCTTGATCGGGACGTTCGTTGACGGCTCGTTTGTCGGCGGATGGTTTCAATCGGTCCGGCGCGACAACTCGCTCGGCTATCCACCGCTTCAATGCGACTACCTAATCAAGCTGGATCTTACCGCTGGAACGGTAACTGCTCAGGACATCAGCGCCACCGCTCCCTCCGGCTGCAAGTGGGGCTTGTCGGTCGGCTTCATTCCAACCAATTCGACGTTCTTCGCGTTGAGGGCCCTTCCGCAGCCCGATCCTTCGGCGTGGATTTTGACCGGCACGGACCCGGACCGGAAATATGGCTTCTTCTCGACCTCTACTTTGTCCCTCACGGCGAGCTATGACCTAACTGACTGGCACGCTGGCGATGACACTTACACCGAGACCTATGGATCGTCTGTTTCCATCTCCCATGACGCTGCCGGTGCGGAATATCTCTACACGCGCCAAGCCTTCATCGGGCAGTCCTATGGATCGGGATTCTTCCAGCCCGACAATCCAGACGAGCCCATTCAGAACGTCGGCAAGCTCTGGCTCTATGAAATGGAAACCGCCCCGGACGGGAGCGGCGATGGTGTTGTCGATGGCAGCCTGACCCTTCGCTGCTGGGCGTTCAGCCTCGACGGACACGACTTCTACGTTCTTCGCCTTGGGCCGAATTACTCGCTCGTCTATGACATGCAAACTGGCATGTGGTCGGAATGGACGACTCCGGGACGGACTAACTGGCGAGCCCATATCGGCCAAAATTGGGTCGGGGCGAACGACTTCGATCGTGCCAATACCGACATTGTAGCGGGCGACGATGCGACCGGGACGCTGTGGAGGCTGGACACCTCACTGGGCCGCGATGATCGCTCGACAACCGGCGATGACAAAATATCCCACATTGTCATGGGCGGCATACAGGTAACGGGCCGGGATTCAGTTCAATGCAATGCCGTGACCATAGACCTTGCTTTGGGAAGCCCGACCCAGATCGGGGCCAGCATTACCCTGGAGATCAGCGACGATCTCGGGCAAACATGGGTGAACTGCGGCTCCAATACGGTTGTAGCGAGCGATTATTCCGCCACCGTCGAATGGCGAGCGCTCGGGCAGATGAGGGCTCCGGGGCGGCTGTTCCGCTTCACCGATGACGGCGCGACGGTTCGCTTCGGCGGGGCGAACATGCGATGAACTTCTTCAAGATCAGGCCGCTCCAGGTTGGGGAGAAGCTGGTAGACAAGAACGGCGGCGTCATGCCCGCCTTTCAGATGTTGTGGCAGCAGCTTGTCGCCAATCCCGTGTTCGCTTTGACGGCAGCGCAGACGGCGCAATCCACGGCTGATGCTGCGGTTCCACAAACGCGGACGATCAACACCACGTCTCCAATCGAAGGGGGTGGTGAGCTTACGTCGGACCTCACACTTTCCCACGCTGCGAGCGGGGTCACGGCGGGATCATACACCAACGCGAATGTCACGGTGGATGCGGACGGGCACGTTACAGCTGCCTCGAATGGGACGGGAGGCGGAACGACAACCCACGCGCTCACTTTCAACAATGCCGGGTCAGGAGCCGCATCAGGTTCCACGTTCGATGGATCGGCAGCGATCACGGTGTCCTACAACACCATCGGCGCGCAGCCATTGGACTCGACGCTGACGGCACTTGCGGCGTTCAATACGAACGGACTGCTTACCCAGACCGCAGCCGATACGTTCACCGGCAGAACCATTACCGGGACATCGGGGCAAATCACCGTCACGAACGGCGATGGGGTTTCCGGCAATCCTACGCTCAGCCTTCCCAATAGCGGCGTCACTGCCGGAACCTATGGCGACTCCGCGCACACGCTGACTGCCATCGTGGACGCGCAGGGCCGCGTCACGAGCATTTCCACGAACGCAATCTCCGGTGGCGGCGGAGGAAGCTGGATCCCGCTCGTGGACGGCTCCGAGCCTCCAAACTTTATCACTGACGGGGCTGGAAGCCTCATTCTCGTAGCAGGACCGTAACATGAGCAACACGCGGCTAAACGACTTCATCTCTTACGGGACTAACGCGCAGAGGCTGGCTTTCACGCCATCTGTTCCAAGCCCTGCGAGCGGGAACAGCCCTGCTTACATCTGGTATGAGACGGACACCACGAACACCTATGCCTATGCAGCGGGTGCATGGCACGCAGTAAACAACGGCTCCGGGGCCGTAACCACGACCGGGACTCCCGCGAGCGGGGAACTCGCGAAGTTCTCGGGAAGCGGCACGATCACCAACGGAGACCTGTTGGGCGATGTGACAACCTCGGGGACACTGGTGACAACGATTGCGGCCGCCGCCGTGACCCTCGCAAAAATGGCAAACCTCGCGGCCAACTCCTTCATCGGCAACAACACCGGATCGGCTGCTACCCCAATCGCACTGACACAGGCACAGGCGACGGCGCTTCTCAATGCAATGGTGGGCGATTCCGGGTCTGGTGGAACTAAGGGGCTTGTTCCCGCGCCAGCAACTGGAGACGCGGCTGCGGGCAAGTATCTCAAAGCAGATGGGACGTGGGCTGCTCCGAGCAGCGGCGGCGATCTCGGCGCATTCTGGGCCTATGAGGAGCAATCCCCGGGCACGGCTGGCGGCACCTCGACTGCAAACACCTGGATGACGCGCGTGCTCAATACCAACCCAGTGAACAGCATTACCGGCGCGTCCCTATCATCGAACGTCATTACGCTGCCTGCTGGAACTTACGACGTGGCGGCATCCGCTCCCACTTATTCAGGTACCACGGTTAGCGCCCGCTCGATCCAGCTTTATAATAGTTCCGATAGCGCCGTCATAATCGACGGAGATACGATATGGAATGCACAGGAGGTGCGGTCACACCTTCAGGGCCGCTTTACCCTAGCCGCAGCAAAGAACGTAGTCTTGCGGTCAATCGCCAACACGGCAGTGTCTACAAATGGACTAGGCGTGAACTCCGGGGGATTTTCCAACAGTGTCCCGAACCACTTCAGCGACATCTTCATTCGCAAGGTCGCGTGATAGCCGATGTGATCTCATCGTTCTAAACGGCTGAAGCGTGTAGTCTGTTACCGTTTTGGGATGGTTTATGCCTTCGACGCCAACCAGTGGCCATTCATCTTTTGCAGGCCAGTATGAGGTTCCGAAGATTGTATCCCAAAACGCGAACCCGACCGAGAAGTTGTGGTCGATGTGCCTTGGCTCAAGCGAATGGTGGATGCGGTGAAAGCGGTTGTCCACGATCACCTTGCGGAATGGGCCAAAGTGGAAGTCTATGGGCGAATGGAGATAGACCGACAGCAGCCCCCATGACAGCCCAACGACCAGAGGGGTTTCGGGTCCGGGCATTTGAACTAGACTCATTGGAAGCCACACAAGCAGGAAGTTCGGAACCGCTTGCAATGGGTGGCCGATATCGTTGGCGGCGTGAAGTTCGCGCGGTGAATGATGAACAGCGTGGATCGGCCAGAACCACTTATGCTCGGCTCGGTGCCGCCAGTATGTCAGCAGGTCGGTTACAGCCAAGATAATGAGCACATAGAGCGCAAAGCCGAACGGAACAGGCTTGAGCCATTGATACAGCGGAATAATCAGCCCCCGCACTCCGATTAGCCCCCATCCCTGTTGTAGCGCCCACGCCGTGAAACCGCCCACGACAACGCCTAGAGCCTGGAACAGAGCGCCGGGAATCCGCGCCTTGAGTGAATAGCGCTCGATCACCGCGACATGCTCGATGGCAACGCAGATCAAAAGGATCACTGCGGCCTGTCCCAGCCCAGATCGCAGAGTGTGAACGTAGAGACTGAACACGACGCACCCCAAGCCCGAGCGCCACCACACTAACCCTCAGAAACTCGGCAGGCAAATCGCTAACCTCATTCCCGCATGAGCAGTGCTACATTGGCACAATGTCGCGCCTTGAACGACTGAAAGCCAAGCTTCAGGCCAGAACTGGACCTGACGGCAAACCCACTCCCGGATATGCCGAGAGTGTCGAAGCGATCAAAGCCGAGATCGCCAAGTGCCAGAGCGCGTAACCGACCCGCTGGAACTGGCAGCCCTGCTTGCGTCAAACGTGCCTCCCGAATGGCGCCATCTGCACTTCTCAGCAACCGCATGGCTTTCCGATCCCCGCAACATCGCACTCAGGATCGGCCCGGACCTGTCCATGTTCGAGTATTACGGGCCGGGAGTGTATTTGGGCCACATCTGGTTTGCGAGCCGTGGAAGAACCGCACTGGAACGCGCCAAGGCTATGCTCGACACGATGTTCAGCGACTACGGGGCGCAAGTCATCAGAGGTGAGACACCGAAACGAGAGGTTGCGCTGTTCGTTCGCAAACTCGGATTCAGGTTTGACGGCGAAGCAGACAGGCCAATTGGGCGAGTGAGGCTCTGTCAAATCACTAACCTTCCTCACGAATCTGCCATGCTATAAGCTAGTCCTCCGCTCGCCTTACCCAAGGCTCCGAGCGCTCCATGTCAGGTATTCGGAGCGACCACCTTGGGCGATGTATTTCAGGGGCTATTCGGCGGTTCCAGCCAGAAAAGCCAGAGCGGCAACAACGCCTATCCCTATATCACCTCGACCTTCTCGCCGACCGCGAACCTCGAAACGGGAACGACGGGTGAAATGGCTGGGCTTTTGGGATTGGGTGGCGGCGACCCGCAAGCGTTCCAGAAGTATCTCAACTCGACCGGCTACAATTTCCAGCTCGATTCCGGCTCGCGGGCAATCACGAACAACGCCGCGGCTCGGGGGCTGCTGGACTCCGGTTCGACCCTGAAAGCACTGACCAAATACGGTCAGCAAGTCGGCAGCTCGGCTTACGGGAATTATCTCGGTCAGCTTTCCGACCTGGCCAAGACATCGCTTGGTGCTGGCAGCCTCATTGGTAACGCTGGTCAATACAGCAAAGGATCCGGGTCCAGCGACACCGGCAACGCGGGCAAAGACCTGTTCGCGCTCATGGCGCTTGCGTGTGATCGGCGTCTCAAGACGAACGTGGAACGCGTGGGAACGCTACCTGACGGTCTCCCGATCTACGCTTTCGATTATGTCGAGGGGCATGGCCTTCCCGAAGGGCGGCGCGTCGGCCCGATGGCCGATGAAGTCGCGGATTATCAGCCGTGGGCGCTCGGTCCCGTGGTGGACGGATACGCGACGATCATTCCCGCCTTCATCAACATGGCACCCGATCCCAACCAGGTTGCGAGGTTCCTGTAATGGGCGACATTTTCAGCCAAATAGGGAACGCTGAGACGACGGGAGCGGGATCGAGCAACACGCTCGGCAGCATCGGTAGCACGCTCGCCAATTCCAACACGCCGACCGACCCAGCGCAGTTCAATCCCAACTACGGTCTTGTTCCGCCGTCGCAGTCGTTCGGCGATCTACTCGCGTCTCTCCTGCAAAGCATCGGTAGGCGATAATGGCGCTCGGCAATCTCGCGGACGTATTCAGCGCTCCCACGGTCGCGCCGCTTCCCGATTACGGGGCGCAGGCGGCACAGTCAGTTGCAGCCGCACAGCAAGCCTATGCGTCACGTCCGCATGGGCTCGGCAACATTCTCGGCCGCATCGGAGACGCGCTGCTTCAGGCGAACGGGATAGCTCCCATTCATCAGGCGGAGTTGGACAGGCAGCAGACGCAGACTGCTCTTCAAGGATTCTTGCAAGACCCGAACGCCGCGATCCAGGCTCTTATGCAGGTCAATGCGCCTGAGGGCATAAAGCTCTACACGGCACTGCACCCGCCGAGCGAGACCCCGGAAGGCGTCAAGGAGTTCAACTACTACAACAGCCTTCCCACCGAACAGAAGCCCGGTTTCGAGAAGTTCCTGCAACTTACCCATCCGGGGATGATGGCGCCGCTCACGATTGATCAGGGAGCGACGGTGCAAATGCCATCGTCTCTCCCCCAAGTGAGCGACCAGAAGAGCTATGACGCTGTTCCTGTTGGCGGCCACTACCTCACGCCTGACGGTCAGGTTCGAGTCAAGGGAGGTGCGACGGCAAGCCCGTCGCGCACCTTTCCTTGATGGCGTCACGGCGACGGGTGAAAGCGGAGGTCACGACCTTACCTCGTCCGGCGCTCCTGTCACTTCGCCAAAGGGCGCGAAATACGGGATGCAGGTCATGCCTTCGACGGCGACCGATCCCGGTTTCGGCATTGCTCCGGCCCAATCGGACACCCCGGCGGAATATGATCGTGTCGGCAGCGAATACCGCGCGGCGCTCTACAACAAATACGGCGGCAACCTCGCCCGCATGTGGGGAGCCTATAACATGGGGCCGGGAGCGATGGACCGCGCACTCGCCAAATATGGCGAGGACTGGATCAATCATGTCCCGTCCGCAACCCGCGCCTACATTGCTGGCAACCTCAAAACTGCGGGAGCGCTCTAATGCCTAACCCGTGGGATTCAGATCCAGTCGTCGGCTCGGTAAACACAGCCGATCAGCTCGGTCGTCCTGTGATTGTCAAGGGAACGCCTCCGGTGTCCCCGACCGAGCAATATCACCCGATCACGCCACAAGAACGGCAATCTCTTGGGCTTCCTTCGACCATTCCCGCTGTCGTTTCAGGAACCGGGAAGCCGGAAGTCATCAACGCGGGTGGCGACAAGAACACCTATCGGACGATGACGCCGGACGAAAAGCAATCCGCTGGTCTCGATCCGAACCAGCCCTATTACATCGGGAGCGATGGCCTCCCCAAGCTTCCCGACGGAGCTAAAGGCGCTGCGGCTCCGGTGGACCCTGAAGAAGCACGGGCACACGTTTCGAACATTCTCCAGTCGATCCAGACCGCACAGAAACTGCTCGACAATCCGCTTGCGACTGGCCTTCCCGGCTCGATCTTCGGGCATATTCCAGGCACCGACGCCTACCAGCTTAGGTCGCTCATCGGAGACCCTTCGGACCCGAACAATCCGGGGCAGATCAGCGGCGACTTGCGCCAGCAGGGCATTGCATATCTCCGGTCTCTGAACGGTGGAAACGGCGTCGGAACTGTCGCCCGGTCGCAGCAGGAACAGGCCGCTCTGCAATCGTCCATGTCGAACCTTCGGCAAGGGCTGGACAAGGGCGCGCTGAAGCAGTCGCTCGACAACGTTCAGCAAATCTACCTTCGGGCGCTGGCGCGAAGTCAAAAGCTCAATCCCGACGATCCTAAGGTGCAACAGCAGTTCGGCATCAATCCGACGTGGCAGCCGCCGGGAGCAAATCCGCAGGCTTCATTGGAAGGAAACGGGCAAATCCCCGTCGTTGGCGTTCAGCCGCAGCTACAGACCTCCTCCACGGAAACCACGGCGGTCGATCCGGGCCTCGCCAAGATTGCGCCGCAGCTCAACGGCTACCTCAACGATCCTTCTGTAAGTGACGCCCAGATTCTGGGCTTCATGCAGAAGAACGGCGTCAACCCGGCGAGCACTAATATCGGCGACGTTCTCAAGACGCGCGCTGAAGCGATCAAGGAAAAGCGGCCTTACGAGAACTCGGTAGACCCGCGCTACAACACGCCACTGAGCGGGCCGCGCAAGATCGTTGCGGCGCTCGACACGGCTTCACCATACGGCGTTCCCATCGGCTCCACGCTAACTGGAGCTGCTGACGCTGCAACGCTCGGGACCGGGCCGGACGTTGTTGGGTCGCTGCCGGGCTTTACCCGAACCAGCCTGATCGAAGCGCGCGATACTGCGGCGGGGGAACATCCATACGCTACATTACTCGGCAACCTTGCTGGATCATTTGCATCACCGTTGGCAAAACTGGGCGTGGGGGCGGAATCCAGTGCGCTTTCCCAAGGCGCGAAGAGCGCCGGAACCGGAGCGACATACGGTTTCTTCGGAAGTGAAAACCCCGATGTGCGGGCTCGGTTGTTCAATGCCGGTGTCGGTGGTGTTGTCGGGGGCGTAACCCACGGCGTCACAGACGCTGGCGGAAGGCTTGCTCAAGGCGGCTACCGCGCCGTCGCGAAGCCAGTTGAATCCCTCATTGCCGGGCCTGAAGCGACTGCCGATAAGTACGCCCTCAATGCGGCTGCACGCGGACTACCGGTTCAGAACATCGATGCCGTGAAGGCTGCTAACGCCGCCTCAACCAATGCCGGTGTGGCGGCTCCTGCGGCTGCTTCAATCGACCGTGCCGGACAGGATTATCTCGCGAGGACAGCCGGAGGTTCACCACAGGCCCGTGCGGTTGCCGATAACGCGGCGCAGGCGTTGCGCGATGCGATCCCTCAACAGTTGGCCGGCGACTTCAACGCGGCCATTCAAGCCGCTGGACCGAAGAACGTCTCCGGCTACTTGAACCGCCCGGTCCGCGACATCGCCTCAGATATTCAGGATATGGCTGGGCGGGAATACGAGCGTGGCATTGCTCCAATCGCCAAGTCGCAGCTTACTGTTACACCGGAACTCGCGTCCGACCTCGACCATGAGCGGATCACCAGTGCGGTAAAGGACGCGCTCGCCAATCATCAGCTCGACAATGGAACGCGCGATGAACTTCGGGCACTGCTTCCGAACCTGAAGGCGCTGTCCTCTGCCCCTGACATGGCGCGAAATGCCTATGCGAAAGGAATCCCGCTTTCCGTCGATGGTGCTCGCAACATCGCGACCGCTCTGGACCGCACGGCAGGGCGGCTTGCCGATGGCTCCGAGGGGCAAGTCGAGCTGTCGCGGCTGTCCCGGGATATTCGCGGGGCCATCACAGAGCAGTTCCCGGAATATGCGCCGATCAATGCCCGCTACGCCTCGCGGATGCGTGCCAAGCAGGCGATGTTCGACGCTCGGCAGAACTTCTTTGCCTCCAATCCGAACCAGCAGGACGCGCTTGCCAAGGCCGCGACCAAGTTCACAGACGAACCCAATCCGCCGGAGTTCGGAGCCGAGCCGCAGACTGGCCCGAGTGGGTTCCAGAAGCCCGTTCAGCCACTGCCGAGCAATCGACAGCTTGCGGCTACGGGCGCGAGGGAAGCCACACAGGTTGCAGCGGGTGAGAACGGGGCCAACACCGCTGACCGGATCGCCAATAACGCCAACCAGCGGCAGAACAACGCGACCGTCCTTGGTAATAGCGGAGCGCAATCTGTCCAGAATGCCGCCGCCGCTCGGGCCAATGTCGCGGACACTGTAAACCGCGTTGCGTCGGGATCGAACGTAGACCGTTCGCAATCCTGGTATGACACTGCCAAGCGCGCGCTCACCTTGAAGATGACGGGCGGCGCTCACTCAGGGCAATACATGCTGGCCCATGCCGTTGCTGCCGTTCCCGGCCTCTCTGGTGACGATGCAGCACGTGTAACGCGGCTCTATCTCGATTCCGACAAGGCCGATCAGGTCATCCAGTCGCTCGACAATGCCTACGGAGCGCGCAAGCGGCGCTTCATCATGGCGAGGATCGCAGCGGTTACGTCAGCTGCGTCTGGCGTTCGCGGCTTTCCGGCCCCTGGGCCGAAGTAGCTGGAGCGCGGGGGATGCACGAGCACCGCCACATCGTCGATGCAATTGCGTGGGTTCTGGGAGGGCTTGCCGTGTTCGGGTTCTGGCAAGGTGTTGGTGCGTAATGCCTCCGCGCTCACCAAACATGGACCCGGACAGCAGGGTGGCGCTCGCTGAGATACGCGGCGACATCAAGCTCATCCTCGCGGGTCAGCAGCAGACCCACAACGACGTTCAGGAAATCCGCAAGACCCTTGCCCGGCATGACGAGCGACTGGGCGCTCTGGAGATCGACAAGAACGTTCGCGAGGGGGAGCGGAAAGGCGTCACACTGAGCGGTAAGGTGGCGTGGGCGGTTACGAGCGTATTCGGCGGCGGCGCGGCCACGGCAATCGCCATGAAGGTGTTCGGGCTGTGAGGCTCGCCGGTGATCCCGTGATGGCCTCGATACTTCGAAGAGCGTTCGGGCCGACTGCTCCGGAATCGTGCGGGGAGTTCCTTGCGATACTCTCCGACCTTTCGGACGATGGGGCTGGGAGCGGGGGGCTTACCAGCGGGCGTCTTATTCAGCCGGAGAGTGATATTTCGGCACTCACTGCGGAGACGGCTTCGCTTTCGGTTCACCGTTCGTCGGCCTCTCATAACGACCACCGGGGACGCGCAGCACCGTCCCCGGCGAAGCTTTCAACGCGCTCGGCGTCGGACGGTTCCGATGATTGAGGTGATAAAATCACGCCTTATCAACGACTGGCGGCAATCGTGGAAGTTCGGAAGCGTCTGGCTTCACTGGATCGGCACGGCCGCGTTCGCCTACGTCATCGACAATCCCAATGCCCTGAACAACCTCGTCTATGGCATTCCCGGCGAGTGGAGAAAGCCGTTCCTGTTCACCGTTGCCGGGGCATGGTTCGCCTTTGGTTGGGCTGTCCGCATCTACAAGGGCAAGCCCAATGGCTAGCCGGGGCCAGAAGATCGCCGCGGCCTGCGCCTTGGCTTGCGGACTGACCGCCGGTTTCGAGGGGTTGAGAACGCATCCCTACGTCGATCCCGGCAACCACCGGACGCTCACCGTATGCTTCGGCGATACCGAAGTCCAGATGCGGTCATATACGCCGGAAGAGTGCCAGATGCTTCTGGAGACGCGCCAGCAGCGCGACTACGCTCCCGGCGTCCTCAAGTGCGTTCCCGGTCTTGCCGACAAGCGAGAGGCTTTCGCTGCCTCAGTGGATGCGTCTTACA